ACTTCAAAACGATTCTATCCGCCGAGATTTACTTTCTTGGGTCTAATGTTGTTAGGTCTACTACTTGGGGGTGTCCGTCTTCTTGGTATGCAAACACGCCGTACACAATCGGGATGGCGGCGAAGACCAGCGGATCAACCTGCTCTACGACGTTTGCAGGGGATGTTCTGGCGGTCGGCTATATTATTCAGGACGGGCAGAATGGCCAGTTCACTGTCACGGTCGATGGCAATTATAAGCAGACTGTCACCGTCTCAAACGGGTCAGCGATCGCTACGTACCTGGGACGGACCTACGCGCCTGCATTGCTGCGTATCGTTGGCAACGGGGCCGGGATTCACACAGTCGTTTTCGAAGTAGTTAGCCCGACGGGGCAGTACGTCGATATTGATTGGATTTGGAGCGGTCCATCGTCGACGTCTATTTTCCAAGGCAATATCCTGATGGAGACGGCTGCTGGATATTCTGGGAGTAATGGTTCCGCGGCGAACACCGCAACGTACAATTCAGCTATTCAATCAGTCGTTTTGCAAGCGCGAGGCGATGGCATTAACGTGACCTATGTGGATTCGGCTGCCAATTTTAATCCAACTACGGATACGGGTAGTGATGGTATACATCCAAGTGACTTGGGGCAGGTCAAGGTGGCTATACCATTCATCAATGCGCCGGGACTTTAGGGGCGAACCATGAAGAGAGTTATCGCTGGTCTTATCCTGGCACTGCTGCCCAGCCTAGCCGTTGGTCAAGGTGCAGTTTTGCAAGGTGGTGTGCCGATTGGTGGCCACGTCCCTCAATATATTGCCTCTGGTGGTTCGCAGGCCATTGTCATTGACGGCGGTGGTGCTGGCGGCGGTCCAATCGGCGTCAATCCGTCCGAACTAGGCATTACTGCGCGCGGGACAGGTACGGCGCCGTATGCTGCCCAAGGATCTGGCCCTCTCGGCACGATCGGCTGTTTTTACGATGCGCCGACAAACAACGCGACCGGCTACCACTATCTCTGTCTTAGCCCCAACGCCCTCGGCGGTGGTTTACTGGCCTACGGGGCCGGTGGCGTGGCGTCGACACTGCCTTTGTCATTTTATGTGAACGGCTCGACCTATGCCTTCCCGTTTGTCACTGGCGGCATCGTGGGACCGGCCACAACAGTCGTGAATGATGCGGCGTGCTGGAACAATCTCGTCGGGACGCTGCTGAAAGACTGTGGTGCCTTCGTTACTGTCGGCGGCAACAACACTTGGACCGGAACGAATAATTTCACGGGTGCGTTTCAGATCGGTGGAGTGGCGCAGACCTTCCCGGCGAGCGGGAATATTCTCGGCAATTCGGACGTACAGACTATCACAAACAAGAGCATCGGTGCCTCGCAGATCAACAGTGGAACGCTATCTGCCGTGGTTTTCCCAGCCTTGACTGGCGACGTGACCAATTCGGCCGGTTCACTCGCAACTACGATTTCTAGTGGGGTAGTGACGAATACCAAATTAGCTGTCGCTGGGGCTCAGAATACCGTCAAAGGTGCCGCTACATCGACCACGATTGCTGACCTTGCCGTCCCTTCGTGCAGTGGTGCATCGAACGCCCTGCAGTGGGTTACGAATACCGGATATCAGTGTGGCACGCTTGGCGCTCAATCCGCTGGATGGGGGTTGACGCTAGGTGGAGGTGTACTTTCCGTCTCTACCACGCAACCGCCTTATGGGTTCGATGCTCCGGTTAATCTTGGGCTTTCGGCCGCTGCCGCTGGCAGTAATCTCACAATAACATTGACGGGGGCCAACGGTTCGAACGCGAGCGCGACGAACCCAGTCTCAATCCCATTCCGATCTGGCACGTTAGCGACAGGTGTTCCGGTTTGGGCCGAAATAACTGGTGCTTTGACATTGGTGATCCCGTCTGGCGCAACGCTTGGAACGGCATCATCTAATGTGCCTTTCCGTATTTGGATTTTCGCCAGTTACAACGGCGGGACGCCGCAATTAGCGGCGGCTGTGTGCAGTTCAACGACGCAGGTTTTTCCGTGTGCGTCTTGGGAATACACGAGGATCACGTCGACTACTATTTCGGGGTTGGCTACTTCATCCGGAACTCTTTACGCCACGGCTGGCGTCTCCAACGATCCCGTCAGGATTATCGGCTATTGCGATTACTCAGCCGGTCTGGCTACTGCAGGAGCGTGGGCAAGCGCATGCACCACACTTCAATTATTCGGGCCAGGCGTCAAGAAGCCCGGGGATGTGGTGCAGGATATTTATTCGGCGACCACCACGCCAGGAACAAACGCCAACAACACGACGACGTTGACGGCATTTGCCACTTCGCCATCGATCTCGATCACACCGTCATCGTCCCCCAACCTCGTCAGGGTTACTACAAGGGGGACCGCGAGCGCGTCTGCAGCGGCCAGCTGTCAAATCTCCCTGGCAAGGGGCACTACCCCCATTGGAGCTCTCCAAGCGATCATTTCGAGCACGGCCAATTTTCCGATGCCGATCGCTCTGGATGTGATCGACGCTCCGGGCGTTGCCACGTCGACCACGTATAGTTTTTACGGCAGGGTCTATACGAGCGAAACGTGTTCATATCCAACGGGTACGACCCCGTCCCTCAGTCCGGCCTCTGGCGCTACTCTTGAGGCGGTGGAAATCATGGGCTCCCTTGAGCCGGCGAACGACAACGAACCGTTGAGCATGGTGGGCTGATGGATGGCCGTTACTTCCAACGACATAATCAACGAGGCAATCCAGTACATTGGGGATAATCAGCCACCCGTGACTGGGCAGGCACCTACGTTCGATAGTTCGCCTGCTGGCGTTGCCGGTTCTAAATTTTACACCGCCGTTGTTCAAACGATAGGTCGTCAATTCGGGTGGGACTTCGCTCGCAATACATTCACGTTAGTTCAGAGTGGTAATCCAGCGACCGATCCATTTGCGTTCGAATATCTCTATCCGCCAGCCGCAGTCCAGATTTGGCAATTAAAGGCGCCTGCGCTCACCGACCAGAACAATCCTCTGCCGATCAATTGGCAGGTCGCGAACACGCTAGTCAATAACGTACAGACCAAGGTGATCCAGACCAACTTGCAGAACGCCGTCGCGGTGATGAATAATAACCCGAGCGAGAGTGTTTGGGACGCCGGTTTTAGAGAGGCGGTGGTTAGGCTGCTCGCAAGCGTCATGTCGATGGCGTTGGCTGGCAAGCCTGATGCAGCACAATCATATCTCGATAGTGCTAGCCAGTTTACTCAATCCGCAGAAGCGAGAGGTAACTAATAATGGTTGCTTCCGTACAATCTCCAACTGACCTAGCGAATATTGCCCTTGTCCGCATGGGGTGGAAGGGCCCTCGGGTAGCTTCCTTGTTTGATGGCTCAGAAGCAGCGCAGAAATTCCTCGATCTATATGCCCAGACACGCGACGAATTGCTTCGAAACGATATTTACGATTGGGGATTTGCCGAAAGAAATTTGTCATTAAACCTGCTCAAGTTTGCTCCTATCGGTGGATACTTCCCTCCTAATACTTGGAATCCGGCGGCCAATCCGCCGCCAGGGTGGTTATATGAGTACACCTATCCTGATGACTGTTTGAAGGTGCGAGCGGTAAAACCTGTCCCGTTGTTCGGCATTAATTGGGATCCTCAGCCGGTAGTTTTTTCAATCGATAACGATAGTGCATTTGCGCCGCCTCAGCGCGTCATCCTTTGCAACGTGCCAAACGCCGTTCTAGTCTACACTGGCAGGGTGACGGACCCGACGACATGGGACGTATCCTTTGTCGCAGCGCTTGCTACGAAGCTTGAACGATACGTGGCCGCTGCGCTTGTCGGCATGGAAGGCGCGAAGATGGCGCAAGGCGACGAAGCGCAAGCGATGCAGATAGCCAACACGGAACAGGGGTGAACCGTGTCAAATTTAATTGCCGATTTGTTCAATCAGATACTTGATGCGGCCGCCGTGGATTTCACGATAGGCGACCCGGAAGAGGGTACAATTCCAGCGCAAAAGATTTTGCGTGCCTATGGGCAGTGCCGCGATCAATTACTTCGTTCTGCAAACTGGATCTTCGCCCGAAAGACGATGCACTTGACGATGCTGGCCGATGCTACTGGCCAGACGCCAAATGTTGGGACACAGGTGCCGCGGCCGTGGCTTTATGAGTACGCATACGAACCGGACTGCCTGAAGGTTCGTTTCATCATGCACCACCATCAACAGGCGACGCCTGTACCAACTGGCAATATCCAGCCTGTAAATCCGACCGCGCCGCTCACCACCGGAATGGGACAATCGCCGTCTATTGGCCAGAGGATCAGGCCGGCTAGGTTTGTTGTCGCGACTGATCCAAATTATCCGTCACAGCCGGGCCAGGACATCATCAATAGCCAAGGCATCAGCCCGCAAGGCAGCACAGTTATTCTGACCAACGTGCTGAAAGCTCAGTGCGTTTACACTGCGAGGATCATTTACCCGAGTTTGTGGGACGTTCTGTTCCGAGGAGCTTTAGTCGCCTATATCGCCAGCGAAGTTGCGGTATCACTAGCCGTCGATAAGAAATTCGGGATGCAGGTCCGAGGTCAGCAAATTGCGATTGCCAAGAGTAAGATTGAGCAGGCGCGTCTCGTTGACGGAAATGAGGGCGTGTCAACGTCAGATATCCGCGTAGATTGGATGGATTTCAGGCGTGCCGGTGGGGGCGCATTCGGCGGCCGAGGTTTCGGCGGAGGTGGGTTAGGCGGCGAGGGATGGGGCGAAGGTGGATTTGGGGGAGGCTGGGATTCTTTGGCACTTGCGGATGGATCAGTTTTTTGATGGGCGATGCCATATCATCATTCTTTACCCCATCGTGCAGCGGCGCCTTTTTTGCCCCCTTCAGCTTCTTGGCTAGTGAGCCCTTCCGCTATTTTAAGCTTTGGGACAACGAATCCATTGCTTTGCATCGAAAGAATAATGCGGTCTTTATAGGTTTTATTTTTGTAGGCGTTTCTCTCGTGCAGAAGCCATCGATTACCACCGCCCTTGCCAATGTAAAACGGCGTGCAGCCATCCTCACGGTACAAGACATAGACGTAAAATTCATTCGGGGGTATACGCTTCCCAGCCATCTGCAAGCTCCAATCTTGCTCTTGGTCAGAGGTGCCAGATCAGTTAGCGCTGACTGGCACCTTGCACATTCACCATACATCGCTGGACGGGAGTAGCACAAGTGGCAGTGCCCGTTGCGAAAACATCATTTATTGCCGGAGAAATTGCCCCAGGACTATGGGGGCATGTGGATTTTGCCAAGTTTAGCCTCGGCACTTCCACAATGCGCAACTTCTTCGTACACTTTCAAGGCGGCGCCTATAGCCGGGCTGGTTTTGCCTTCGCTGGCTTTTCAAAGCAGACGGGACGCAATTTCCCTCCTCGCGTTATTCCATTTCAGTTTTCGATCAGCCAAGGACTCGTGCTCGAGTTCGGAAATTTCTATATGCGCGTTGTAAAAAATGGTGCGTTTGTCAC